ACTACATAGATATCTTATCTTATATCTTAGAGTTATACTTAAGTGTATCTATTGTGGTGTGTCTCAACCCTGGGGGGAGGGTGTGGTCTCCTCCAATATGAGGGGAAAATTAAAACCCTAAGTAAAACAATAGGTTACACACTACCAGTAAACGCCCAGTAAAACGCCAGTGAAACGCTCAGTGAAACGCCAGCACTAGCGTTCAGTAAAACGCTCAGTAGACACTGTTCCACTTGGCTCTGACAGCCCCACTAAAGTTACCCCTCGACGCTCCGCTGGACGCTCCCCTAAGCGCATTCTTCTGGTACTTCTTAAGCTCCTTCATCATGTCTGCTTCACGCTTTCTCTTGACCCCTAGCTTCTCATCCCTAGCCATAATCTCAGTGAAGTAACTCACTGCTATACTCAGGGCATCCACACGGTCATCATGCTTCAGAGCGCCCCTCTCAGCACACAGGCGTGTCATCTGGTACACTAGAGACTTCTCAACCTTCACAGAGGATTCATACTTCTGGACACTCTCAAAGTCCTCCTTGAGAACCTCAGGGTCTATGACCAGCTTGTGCCGCATCATGACAGGCTCCAAGGTGTCGATCATCCTGACTTCTTTCTGTTTTGAGTGTCGTACTTCCTCTAGTGCACACTTGTGGTACTTGAGTAACACTGGCTGGAACAGCTTGTTGAACATACCGTCACCGAAGTTGCTCTCAGTGATCACGTAGTTCACCTCTTCATCCCTAGCGATCTTAGCGAGTTCCTCTAGTGTCTGATCGTCATACCCTCCGGGTAGACCACCGCACCTACGGACCACCAGATACCCATTGATGTATTTGACTACAGCATACCCAGTCTCGTCTCTCCCTCGACCACTAGGGTCAACACTGAGAACACTCCCTGTGTACTCAGAGAACATGTTTGAGTGCCCAGCGACTGCGTACATGTAGTCCCCAGCCATAGCTAGGTTAGGGATATCCTTGATCATCCTATCAGGGTGTGGGAGCCAGTTGATCTCCATAGGGGCCTTAGAGACCTCTGTGGGCATGATCAACAGGTCTTTAACCTTCAGAGGGAACTTCTCCATGTCACTCAACTGAGTGTTCAACATGAATTGCAGCTGGAAGCCAGCCTTCCCGTATTCAGCCTCACGGTCAATCAGGTCTGCCTTATCGAACCGCTCAGGATCAGAGGGTTCCCCTGACTGCCCCCTCTCATACATCTTCCTGATAAACGGGGCGAGGTCATTAGAGTACACAGCCATCTGAGATTTCGTGGGCACTAGGGCTGGCCAGATGCGCTTCGCAAAGGTGCTGGGGAGTTTGTTGTAGATGCTATCCTGAGTTTGAGGTGTCCCCAGATAGATAATCTTAGCGCTGGGGAGCGGCTTCAAGATAGCTGAGTATTCTTTGGTTCTCTCAAGGAGCTTCTCGCGCATATCCGAGGTCATCGAGTTGTTGACGACCTCAACGTCATCAGAGACGATGATGTCTGCACGGCTCCCAGTTAACTGCGAGGTAATCCCCAGCGATCTCACTGATGGGCTCTGATCGGGCACAGCAGGCCCAACATCAAATTCAATCTTAGACTGCCGCTGCTCTGCTCTAGGCTTCAGGTGGGCCAACACAGGCATCTCTAAGAGTAACCTCATGGTGAACGTAGTGAAGTTATCAGCCCTGTTCTTAGAGGCTGAGACAACCATGATCTTCTTCTGGGGGTCCTTATAGAGTTCCCAGAGGACATACGCACTCGTCACAAAGGACTTACCACACCCTCGAAACGCCTCAATACAGACTTTGTTGGGTCCGTTCTGAAGGTAATTAGCCATGTCGTACTGGAGAGGTGTAGGGTCGGGTAACTCGATGTGCTTCCAGACTAGCCAGAGGAACTTCCTGAAGTCCTCCTTTAGTGGGTCTTTTTGCTCCATATTTGTAACTGCTCCTGAACTGTAGGTATTTATATCCTCTAAATAGCCCCTAGAATCGATTTTAAGGCCCTCTGAGGGGCCATCTCGATTAAATTCAATGTCCGAAAAGGGGAAGAAAAAGCAGGCTACTCAGAGGCGCTTAAAATGGACGCCACTTTTAGTACGCAAAGACTACCTTAGGCATCTCAGGGTATATCAGCTGCCTACAGTCAAGATGGATGAATGCTCTGTGCACTCCGATACCGTAGAACCCCATCTGCATCGCTTGGTTCACGATAGTGTACTTAAGGTCACCTGTGGCAGCAGAGACATCCGCTGCGACACCCTTAGAGTGAAACCCAGGTTTATCCTTTTTGGCTTCAACTGGGTGTGTAACATCCCGGTAGCCTGATGTGATCACTAAAGGGAACCCACAGCGTTCCCTGAGTTCATCCATATACTGGAGGAAATCAGGGTTCATGGCGTTCTTCCCAGTATACTTACAGTCAAACTCAGAGTTATTAAAATACTTCATACTCAATCTATTTCATCATTAGTAAACACAGGGAGAGTATCCGCTAGTTGATCTAGTGGTGACCCCGGTTTTCTTATGCCTTCTATTTGGTTATCCTTTAGGAACTTCACTGCGACACTTAACTCAGCTGCCGTAGCTTCACCTGCGCGTACACGCTTCAGGAGGTCCTTAGCGACCTCGATGTGGAGGTCCTCAAAGAGTGCCTCTAGGATGTTATCGTTAGACATGCTATCGCTCCCACACTAACTGCACCCCAAGCCCACTCAGCTTTCTCTGTGTCCCATCCCGTCAAAGGGACGAAGTAGACAGCAGCCTTGAGGAAACCGACCATCAGGATCAACGTACCTAGAAGCACTGACTCGACACCCATAATCAGGAGACCAATAGGGGCAGTCATAGAAACCCCTGTGAGGGCCATTCCGATTACTCTTGCTTTCTGATCGAGAGGGTTGCTGATTAGCTTGGTGATCCACTTAAATGCCTCGTTGTCTTCGTTGAGGGAACCATCGTGTCTGGGGAAGTAAGAACCATGACCAACAATAATCCCGTACCAAGCCAAGGCAGGGACAAGTGCAGCCCAGAGTTCTAAAAGAGGGGCCGTAGCGAGACCTAAGGTTGTCGCGAAGAGACCCCTACGTACAACTCTAGGGCCTAGTAGCCAGCCAAAGCTTTCTTGGCTCATTCCCCTCCAGCGGTACGTGAATGCACCAGCGATGGAGAAGATGATTGGTAGGAGGTATGTCATTATGGAGTGTTACTCTTCTTAAAGCTTCTGCCTACGCTCTCTGTGAGTCCACCACCAAAGTAGAAGATGACGATAGAGAGCATGATCTCCCCGATGTAGAACTCAGAGAGAAGCGACTTCACTTCCTCAATGTTCTGAGCGTGTCCCGTGAGGACCAACCCAAGTGTCAGGAAGAACGTGAAGAGAAACGTGAAGGAGAACATGAGAGCTAGGTACCTCTGGGCAACCTTAAAGGGCGCATAGGCTTTCATTAGGTCTATCTTGGCCTTGGTCCTTGATTCCCTGTCCTCCTCTTCAGAGGTATACGCGTCATCAATGAGTTCCATCCCCTTCTCGAGAACCTTACCGTTCCCAAGGATAGAACCCACTGCTGTAATGAGTGATAGGAGCATATCAGTTACACCTTTTGTCCGGTTTTGCGCCCCAGCAGGACAAACACATTAGAGTTATCTTTTGTTTCGACTGTCCAAACCTCGCCGTGACCCAGTGCACCCTTAAAGTTCAGTTGGTGCTTCTTAAGGGTTACAGAGACTGGGTGCTTAAAGACCACACATAGACCATGCTGATAAAACAGGCTGATTGCCTCCAAGTAAGCATCCTCAGAGGGCGCACTAGCAACCAACAGGATAGCCTTTGGGTCTAAGCAGACCCACACGACACCCACGGCTTCCTCTGCGGAATACGAAGGGGGGAGTTGGGTGTACTCTAGGTCAACATTGGGTAGTGGTGCAGGTGGCTTAGAGGCTACCTGAGTGGTCTGACATGCAGACAAAAATAAAGCCACCGCAAGGGTGGCTAGAATCGTTTTCATGTTTTGCTCCGAAAGAGGCCCTCCCTGTTTTACACAAGGAGGGCCACTAGTTTATCGCTTATTTGTGACCGACTGTTGTATGCCAGATATACGCAATGAGTGACGTAACGGTTGCACCAAGAAGCCATACGCCTTTCATTAGGAACGACTTGTTGAGCCTTTCCTCTTTCATTACGTATTTCTGTACATCAAGCCGTAGGAGGTCGACTTTGGAATCTACCTTACCTACTTCATTGATGATTTCATGGTTACGTTCTCGTTGGTACTGCTCAAATGCTTCCAGCTTCTGTCCGCGTAAAGCCTGACCGCGACGGAGTTCTTCGATAGCTGCCCAGATTGTAACGGCACTTTCTCGTCTGTCTTCCATCAATGTGTCATCAGTTTTTAGACGGTGTGCGGGCATCACCTTGCCCTCGCCTGCTCAACACCGTCGCCGCCAAACGGGTACTCAGCTAAGGCTAGGTAAATATATGTTTTGCTACTGTTGTTAATATCACTTACAGCACGAGGTTTGAAGCCGTTTGCTGTGAAGTCTAATGACGTTCCGGCATCTTCCTCATTT